TTTTTTAGTTTTCTATAAAATCAATCCTGCAACCTAGTGCATACCCTATCTTTGCAAGGATATCTATACCTGTACTATATTTACCAAGTTCTATTCGTGCTATGTGACCCTGGTTTATACTGACCAGCTCTGCCAATCTCGCTTGGGACAATCCCTTTTGCTTTCTGAGCTCGGCAATACGCTTACCGATTCGTTCTCTCTCATTCATCATCTTACAACTGCATCTTCAATCATTGCGCTGTATGGCCTTCCCATCTGGTCCTTAACGTTAGAACGCTCCAAGTCGATGGTCAACCCTTCAAGATTAATACCCGCTTCTTCTGCCAGCTCTCTTACATGATCTTCGTCACGCGCAATTGCGTGATAAAGTACAGTTTCATAATGATTCTCTTCGTAGATATTGTATGAGTTCATAATCTTAATGCCGCTTATCCGTTGCCGCCGGTTCTATTGTGTTATTTGATACTGCAAATATAAATGTTTATCTTGACAATGCAAAATATTACATTAATAAAGAAGGCATGTTTTTAAACATTCATTCAGATAATACGCTTTGTGCATATTCCGCACGCCTGTTTATTTTCGTTCTGAGCGCGGTTAAGCGATTCCGGGTAAATTCTAAGCCACTATGTGTGCGAATGCCTCTTGCGTTCAATCGTTCAACTACCTTGTCAATATCTTGCGGAGTATTGCACCCCTCCAACATGGCGGCTATCATATTGTTCTTTTCATCGTTCATCGCTTCCTTTCTTCTTTTTTCCCCGTTCACCTTACCGCCTTTCGCCTGTCCGGTGGTTGTTCCACCTAAAGAGGTGCATTTGTTTCCAGCTTTGGAAATAAAATAACCGTTTTCCTCAATTTGTTTTTTCTTTACTTCCAATGCTGATTTAGTTCGTTCCTGTATAAGTTCTTTTTCCAGTTGGGCAGCAAAAGAAAAGGCAAACAAAATCATTTCGTCCATCGCTTTTATCATGCCACAATTCAAATCAATGCCCATTTGGACGATTACAAGACGTATTTTACGCGGTTTTAGTTCATCATTGATGAGTTTGTTTAAATCGCTCATAGATCGTCCTAAACGAGAAATTTCGGCTACTATTAGCATATCTCCAGTCTCCAGCAACGGAAGTACATCAGTGCCTAATTTCCGTTTCTTATAGGTTACACCGCCGGATATTCCTTCTTCCGTTATCACAATGTCAGATTTTAAACCGTTTCTTTTCAACCATTCTTGGACGGTTCTGTTTTGCTGCTCCAATGTTTGTTTGTCGGTGGATATACGACCATATTCTACTACTTTCATAAATTACTCCTTAGATTAAAATTCGTTTCGGCAATGGTTCGCCAATCTTATACAGTTCTACGCTTGTAACTTCTTGTGTTTCTTTAAGCAGGTTTATCCCATCGCTGTAGAAGTTTAGCAACCTTATAGCTTCGAATGCGTTGCATGGTTGAAGCATTATAGTTCGTCCTTTCTCGTTAATCTGAATGAAATAATTCTTTTCCATAATCTTTTTGTTTTTAAGTTAGTAAATAGTTCCGCCCGTGGAACTTGCACCACTTGCAAGGCTTTCAACCTTTGGCGGATAATTCGGTTTAAAAACCGTTATTTCCAGTCAGCTCCTTACTTACTCCAACAGCTAACCAAATCAAAATGCAAATCATGAACATATTATTTCTCCTTAATTAAATTTATTCGCTCATTCTTACCTATCGCCTACCCGACAGCCGTATTACTGCCGGGGTGTCATAAGATGATATGTTGGCAAAGCCCCAACAATGTATCTATGCTAATTGTGGCAATATATTTCTATTCAAATTTCACATTCAAGTACGGCCGTTTGCCCTGATTGCTTACATAGTTTTTCTAATCTGTCATATATGCATTGTAAATAATCGATAAAACCGTATATTATTTGCATTGTATTTTCTTTGCTGTCTATATCTATATCAATGCAAGCTATAATAAATTCTTTGCACTGTTTTACTGCCTTAATCATTAATTCAGTATTGACTATTTTTTTCACTATTTGGCTAAACTCGTTGCCATCAAGCCATAGTTTCTGTACGTAATTGTTAACTTCTTCGGATGTTATTATTTGTCCGTTGAAATAATCAAATGAAATTTTCTTTAATGAATTCATATTCTTTATTGTTTAAGTTAATAAATAGTTCCCGGTGGCGGTGTTGCTCCGCCAGTCCACACAGTACCGGGATAGTTGGTTATTTAAACACATGATCAATGAATACAGTATTCGTTTGCCATTCTCCTTTTGATTTAAAGACAAAATATCCGCGTATAGTTGCTGTTTCTTTCATCTCGTTTGCAAAGTCATAGGCCGCTTGCTGGTCCTTACCAAACTCCTTATTTATCGATCCGCTGTTATTGCTCACCCTGTAACGTAGCTTTGCAGGGGCTTTTGTTTTGTTTGTAATAATATTCATATTTTTTCGTTTTTAAGTTAGTTTGTTCCCGGTGGCGGTGTTGCTCCGCCAGTCCACATTGGTTAATATTGTTCTATCGTCCACTCTTTTTTTATAAAACCTTTAAAGTTGCCAAACAATTTTTTAAACGCTGCTAACGCTTCTTTCTTCGTCTTGCCGTAATAGCAATAGCGCGCCCCGTTATGGAACTCTACTGTTAACTTATATTCTTTCATACCCTTTAAAATTTATCTGATTCATCACTCTTGTTTATAAATTCGCGTAGCTTATCCCTGTCGGTGCCGGAAATGAATATCACGGCACCGAATAACAAAACCAACAAAACCATATTCAGCTAATTAAATGACCGTCTTTAATCGTCCGTTACCATCCGTAAACCCGTTAAGTATTTCCGCCTCTTTTTCGGCTTCTTTCTTAGTCGGGTAGCATTCTATTATACAGTTGTCCAGATTGTCTAATATGCCGTAATATCCAAGTGTTAACGGCTTATCCTTGACGGTGTAACGCTTTCCCTTTACTTTCTTCTCGTAAAATTCTACGTTCTCATCCATCGGGGTGTAATATGATGAAACGCTAAGCGTGCCCGATTCTATTTTGTCGTTAAACTCAATTATACCGGGTAAATCTTTTTTTAAGCTGCTTTCCGCGCTTACACCGTCATAGGTTACGCAATACTTGCGTTCCTCCGCTGTGTATACGTTGAAAATATCGCCCGGCTGTATATCTGCACGCACTTTCGCGCTGGTTATGATTCCCGCGCCTTCAATATCATAATAGCGCACGCCGTTAAAGTTGCCCGTCTCAATTAAATGGATATTTTCAAATGGTCCCGTTTCCTCCGCAAGTTCCGGAATATATATTTCTTCAGGAAGCGCCGGCAACTCTGTAGGCGCTATCAATTCTTTCACTTTGTCCGCCTGCTTCTTGCTGAATATCCATCCGGCACGCTTTTCACCGTTGTAATTTAAAGACGGGTTAAAGCGTCCGCCTAATTCCTTTAATTGCTCTTTGATAGCCTTCGTATCGCCAAACACCGCGATAGCTTTTTCGGAGTAGTCCACGATTTCCAGACCTTCAACCGTCACGGCTTCCATTTCTTTGGCTTCCTCAACCTTTTCAGGCTTAACGCTGCTTTTCTTCGCTTTCGGCTCTATAACCTTATATTCATCGCTTACTTCTATATGGATATAGAAATTTGTGTCAAAATAGTCTTGCATACCGTCCGAATCGTCATAACGGAAAGAACTAGCGTAATTTGAAACAGAATTTAACGCTGCAAATACTTCCGGTGTTAACTCGTCTTTCCATGCCTTCACGCTAGACATTGTGGACATATAACCACGTTCCGCGCTTCTTGATCCTTCAACGAAAGGAACACAAGGACCGGATTTTAATTCGATATACATTGAATCAGTGTACATGCTCCATTCAGAGCGAACAGAGAATTTAAACTCCGGGAAATTCTTCTTTGCATAAGATCTAACCTTTGCGGCAATTTCCTTTGTACTTAACTTGCTGTCATAGTTTGAACCAGCCCAACCATTTGCGGTGTAGAAATTCATTGCTTTCATAATGCTATAGTTTAAATTGTTAATAATTCAACCTTATAGCGTGATTAATAGCCTACTAATACCAGATACAGCCTATACACTCAATGGCTGAATGTTATCGCAATACCAGTAAACCAAGAAAATTAAATGGGAGAATATTTGCAAGTAAGAAGTTAAAGAAGTATTTTTGCCTCCGGATTGGATAGTACTTACTTTAAGTATTCCAACTTACGAGAGTCTTAACATTGCCGTGTTAAGGCTCTCTTTTTATTCCAACATTTAACAACACGCTTTTGGGCGTTAATATTTGCCCTGTGGAAGAATAGGACTTTATTACGTATCCTTTCCCTTTCACATTGCGAAGATAACGCTTTTTTATCAAAATATCAAATAAAACGCATGATATTTTGTAAGCAATTATAAATAAATTACATGTTCCATAACATACACCTATAAGCCAATATAACGCCATATAGAAGCGTTATATTTTCACCTTCACAATGTATCGCGTTTACCTTTCTTCGCCTATATCGCGCATATTAAAGCCATATACAACGAAGCAAACGAGCGTCGCAAACCGTTGTAATACAATACACAGCAGCCCAACTATGAACGCTATACCCCTCCCCCCCCTATACCGGTGCAACCGTAAACATCCGTCCTCTCTCTCATTTTTTTTATTTTTTTTCTGATTTTTTCTCTCTTTCTGATTGTTCGAATATTTTATCTAAATCAAGATGCACAAGCTGTAATATAATATTATTATCTTATACGAGTTATTGTTTTACGTTGATGCTTCTCTATGCAGTGTGTGTATGAGCCCCTTTCATTATATTCATAATAAAAGGGAGAGCGGTGTTCGCTGTCGCTCACTTTTTTCTTTATGTTACTTTCTTTTTTATGGGTTTTGGATTAGACATTTTTCCTTTATTTATATAGGGTATGTCTAATATGCAATGAGGTAGTACTATGCAATGCAAGGTATATTTCAAGTATTCTTTTACTTTTAAGATTAAAAGCTCAATATTAAAGCGGATTTAAATATATCACAGTGATAAATATTAAAGTAAAGCTTTAATATATAAATTTAAATTATTATATTTGCGTGTATTATAATAGAATAACATGAATGAATACAAGTTTTATATGATGCATTATGGCGAGCTTGGTGCCGGTTGGAAAGACTTGGAAACAGATTTCCCAGGTTTAAGGTATAAAGAATGTACAGGTCTTAATTCGTATGGAGAGCCTACAAATATGTATGCAGAGGATTTTGCCGAGACAAGCAAGGCGGAAGTGTATGTTTCCAGCACACCGGCACACAAGCAGACAACTATAAAACTGACATTGATATTCTTGGAGGATGATACCAAGGATGATAAGTCTTACCATGACTTTATGACTTTCATTACCGGTTCTAAGATTGCCTACCGTGATACAGCGAGGAAGAGAAAGGTCCTTATGTACCTTTCAGGAGCCACAGAACCTAAAAGCGACACTCTTTACGGACAGAAATACAAGGAAGTGACATTTACGTTCAAGAACGTATATGGGCATTCCTTCGGATATGACGAAACTTTTCCTAACGAATAACAATTAAATTCTATATTGCTATGTTTTTAGAAACAGAAACCTTATCGGAAGCATTATCCTTTGCGAAGTGCAAGGATTTGCCCAAGAAGTTCAATCCCGAACTGGGGCTTACTTGGATATTGGCTATCGCCCTTATCAAGAAGAAAAACCTTATGAATGCCTATGCCATTGTTGAACAAAGGGCTGACGGACTTATCCAGTACAAGAAGACATTCGGGCGGCTTTCTCCCATTGATGGTCTTATCTCCATCCATCCGTATATGTACGTGGATGAAGAGGCGTTGGGAATGGCTATGAAAGCAAACAGACGAACTATCGCCATGCACTATGCTGATGCAGCGGACGACATCATTGATTCGGACGATGAGAAGTTCAAGGTGTACCAGTTGCAGTACGCCATGGATATGCAGAAGCTGAACATGAACCAGGAGAAGCCTAGATTCGGGAAGTCTGTTGTGGAAGAAGCGGAGGAAGCGGCTAATCCGGTTGTTGAGGAAGTGTTGAAGGAGAATGAGGCGGTGGCGACAATTGAGGACGAAGGAGAGTGTATCATTGAGGTAGAGGACGCTAAGACGGCGTTCAGACCGAATAGAGGTAGAAAGGCTAAGACGGAGGAATAATTATGAAGTACAGGAAGAAACCGGTAGTTATTGAAGCGGTTAGGTTAGAACACGATGAAAATTCCATTTTGGAATGTGTTGATTTTCTTGGATGTGGTACTGAAACATCAGTATTCGGTAGAAAATCTACAATACAGCAAGTTATTTCTAACGGTGGAATAAAAATAGAAACACTTGAAGGTATTATGACTGCAAGTTTTGGGGACTATATTATCAAAGGTATAAATGGAGAGTTCTACCCATGCAAGCCAGACATATTTGAAAAAACATACGAAAAAGCATAATAACTATGGCAAAGAACAAGAAACAACAAGGCTTTGAGTTCATCATCAAAGAAAGCGATGTACTGGATAGAGAGAACTTCGGTTCGTTCGAGATAATTGTATGTAGCACTGGAATAATGTTTAAAAACTATACAGGATTCAGAGTGTTCACTACCCCATACGCGGTAGGTTTGGACGGTGTGGCTCACGAAACATCCCTATACGCTTGGTTGAAGTACATGGTGGACTTCAAGAAATCAATCGTAGGCAAGGAGAATGAAATGTTCGGTGATACGACTTCCACAAATCTTGAGTTCTTGGAAGGAATGAAAGTCGTGACGGAAGCTAATCTTATCAAGCCTATGGCTGTATTCACTGACATTGACGAAGCACAGAAGGAAGCCGAAAATTATATGAAGTGGATGGAAGGTCAGATGAAAGATTTGAATAAAGCAATGAACACTACGCCACCTGAAGAAGATTTGAAGGCGAATGCTGAATTTGAGCAGAAGGTTATCATGGCAGAAGAGGCTAAGGAGGTATTCGATGGAAGTGTTGAAACCGAGGAAAGACAGGTATAATCCTGATAATACTTACCGTATCTATATCAATATAGGTAATCATCCGGGTGCGAAGTGGGTATCTTTCAAGGACAAGGAAACCGGGGAAGTTACTAAGGGTATATTCTTGCCTGACTGGGAAACTGGAGGCATACGGATAAGACATGGACAAGTCAAGTTTGAAATTAATGCAATACCCGTAAAAGGAAAGATAAATACTCATGTGCTTATTCCTGCTGTATATAAAGGTATTGATTGTGGACTTGGACTAAGCATAGGTAATAAGGTGACAGACTTTAAGAAGGCTGTTATTGGAAACATGTATATATGCGGAGAAATACTTAATGAAGACCAAAAGAAAATACTAGAAAAGTATGTCAGAAGAAAAGGATTCTTTAAAATCGGGCGTTATAAGAAAAGTTGAGCGTATCGTGTGTGATTGCGTAAATAAAGTATTCTGCAATCAGGACCCTGTATATCCTTCAACTATCTATGAAGGAAGGACAAACATTATTCTTACAGGGAGGATTGCGAGAGGTGCAGTTTTTGCCGTATTGCATAACAGGTTCGGAATCTCATACGGTAATATTGCCAAACACTCAAAAATTAGCAGCAGGAACATTATACGGTCCGTAAAGACTTATAAGAGCATTCCTGATTCGGACAATGCCGTAATGATGATAAAAGAGCTTATAGAAGTTGAACTAAAAAAATTCCCAATTTTATGAATGATTTACTTTCTTTTAAACGTAATGCCATGATGCTTGGTCTTTGTACGGCATACAAGGACAAGTGGAACAAGGCTGACAACAAGGCGGCTTTGATGGATATGGCTTTGGACTCCAATGGGGTCGAAATGCTGTCAGATGCAGCTGCATTTGGATGGGGTATGGATATTCAGTATATGAAACGGACGTTTTCAGACCACATCAACGGAAAATGGAAGCGTACTAAGGACGGATATAGTTCGTGCCTCTACGTGGACTACAATGGGCAATTAGAGCAATCCTGCACTATTACTACTGTGCTCGCTTCAAAGGTTACGTTCAATGTACCGAAAGGAAGTATCTGTAAGCTGTATGTGGCAGGAGGTACTGAGTTGAATATCACTGGCGAAGGCATCTGTTATGTGTATTCGTATGGCGAGAACAAGGTTACGGGTAACTTTAAGCAATTGAATTGTGTAACTAAAAGTGAGTGGGTAAAATAGAAAGTTATGGCTATAAAAATAACAAAGGAAGCAGGAAAGAAGAAAGCGATATACTTCAAGCATTGTAATAGATGCGGATGTGAGTTTGAGTTTTCAATGGAAGATGTAAAAAATACATTTGATGACCAACGAGAGGGATATGTGGTTCTTTACGTTCCGTGTCCTCATTGCGGAGATATGACTGGAGTAGAGAAGAAACCGATAAGGTATGAATAATATGAAGCACGAAACTTTGTTATATCAACTCAAAAGGCTTGGAAGAAACATAGATGAGTTCATGTTAGAACTATTATCCTCTGTGCTGGATAAGGAAGATAGATTTTGTAAAATGGTTAAGCGGATAGCCCAATCATTATTGAGTGTATTTATTTCTAAGAAAAATAACATCTGACCTACCAAGCGTAGGAACAGAAAAGGCAGCGTGGAAAACTGCGCTACCTGCTTAAAGTGACGGAATATAGAAAAGAAAAAATTATGAAATCAAAACATTTCAGAAAACTAAGAACGCAAGTTAAGTGGTATAAGGTATCACACAGAGAAGATTTGTTTTTTAGCTTCGGTAATGAGAAAGAGGTATTAGCTAAATCTCCTGAAAACGCTTGTGTCAGATACCATAAACGTACAGGTGCTTTCATTAACAAATGGAATCATAACAACATAACTCAATGCTCTGAACGATTGTCAAGATTCAAAGTGTGCATAGGGCAGAAAGTAATGTATTTCGATTAAAAAAATAGATTTTATGACCGAAGAAGAACAGATACAAGCCGACATTGAGCGGTATGAGAATATATCCGCAAGCATCCCCGATGATGGCGATATGGTGGAGCAAGCCAACGTGTTCAGCTCGTCCACGATGCAGAGCGTGATAGAGGACGGTAAGAAGAAACCGCCCATACATAGGCTATGGGGTGATTTTTGGTGGGAGAATGAACTTGTATTCCTTTTCGCGGACAGCGGTATAGGCAAGTCTATCCTCGCCACGCAGATAGCCTACGAGATATGCAAGGGAGAGAGTGAGTATGTGGAAGTGGAAACAGAGCCGCAGAAGGTGCTTTACTTCGACTTTGAGCTTTCGGACAGGCAACTTGCAAGACGGTATGCTAATGCTGAATTTCCCGACACGTTCATTCGTAGTGCTATATCGGAGGATATTAGCCAAGATGAGTTGAGCATGGGGATGATTGACGGAATACGTGATAAGTTGCTTGATACAGGGGCAAAGGTAATGATACTTGATAATCTTTCCTATCTTTCCACACAGACCGCCGAAGCGGAGTATGCAGGGGCGATTATGGACGGTCTGACGAGAATTAAGCGTGAAATGGGTATCAGTATCATGGTGATTGCGCACACTCCTAAAATCGAAGAAAACAAGCCTCTTTCTAAGACGAACATGGCGGGGTCTAAGATACTCTCAAACTTTGCTGACGGAGTGTTTGCAATTGGGCGCACAAAGAGCGGTGGACGGTATCTAAAATTGCTGAAAACTCGTATGATTAGCGAGCCTGACGAAAAGTCGTTGCTCCCCTACTTCAACATCGTAGCAGAGCCGTACTTACATTTCGACAAGGTGGGCGATGAAACGGAGAGGAAACTTCTCATGGGCAAGCCAGCAAAGGACTTCTTCGGTGCGTTATGGGATAGGGAGACAAGCGAGCCTATTCCTCTTTTGGAGCTTGTTAAGCTGATTGTGAGTAACGACAAGACGAAGAATAGTGCAAAGGCGAAGGATGGTAACGCACGGAAGCGGATTGACCGTGCTATTAAGTTCGGAGCTTTGAAAAAGGACGAATTGAAGAATATATATTTGAAAACTGACAATTGACATGGACGTTGAAGAGATAAAGCAAAAGAAGCTGGAATTGAACGACAAGATAGCCGGGCTTCTGAATGAATTTGAGGATGAAACTGGAGTGCAGATTTCGGATGTCGGATTTGTTAGGCGTGTGTCCTACGATGAATTAGGTCGTGAAGTTGGGAAAGAGTATATCGTGGAAACAAAAGTGGGATTATGAACAAGAAAAGTCAGATATATGAGTTTAACCCACAAGTATATCCATTCAGATTGTGGGTTTGCATTAATCCGTCCTTGGAGGACTTGCAGGATAAGTACTATGCTTTGACGGATAATATGGAGCGTACTGATTTTACGCCAGATACTTTGGAATAGGGATACGTTTTGCATCGCAACATGTATTCCCGTAAGTGACAAAGAAAGTGGGTGGGTAGGAATATTGTGTTCTATATTCAGAAAGGACAAGATGTCTGTTGGAGTAACAGCTCATGAAGCAAGCCATATTTATCAGATTCTTTCGGAGTGGGCGGTTTTAGTTTTGATGATGGGGAGGCGAGGGCATATATTGTACAATGGGCTGCCGATTGTATATGGAAAGTAAAAAGTGGGAAGCTCAAGAATTGAAAAATATGTTTTTCTTGTAATTTTAAAAAAGTCTAAATTATAAATATATCTACTCTATTTTACTTGTTTTTCAAACATGATTCATACCTTTGTTGTTATAAACAATATTGTAAGTGTATGGGAAACTGGAGTGAAAAACAAGAAGCCAAAAAGGAAGTCAAGGAAAAGGAGAAGCTTAGCCGGGAAGCACTTGGTAAGTTTTTTTATGACTTGGCTAAAATCTCTTTTACTGCCTTAGTAGTCGGAAGTGTTGTTTCTGTTGCGACACAGCAAGAAAGAATGGAATATTGGGTACTTATATTTATAGGTGTTTTTGTTACCTATATATTCTCATACATAGGATATAAAATAATAAAATTGTAATATATGGAGGCATTAATATCTTTATTTGCGGTAATGGCTGTGATAGGTTCTATTATTGCTATTTGGCTTAATACCAAGTCTGGAAAGAAGTGGCTTGCAAATTTGTAATAGCACACAATGAAGCGGTAAGAGAACATCCTACCGCTTCATTTTTATTGCATTACCACACGAAGAGCTGCCCCACGAGAATTTACATTTGTAGTAAACACCCTGTCTATCCTGTCCGAAAGTATCTCCAAATACCCTGTCTGTGCCCTCAACTCCACAAGCATAGGGTTTGCATCGGAGTATTCGGATTCAAGCGAATATCGAGCGTTCAGCAAGGCTCTGATAGCGGAAATATCAGTGGTTTGTTGGGAAACAAAGAAGCGTATGCTGTTCAATAATCCCTCAATAATTCCGGCGGTTTCTTCGCTCATTGATTGGATTCCTTGTTGGAGTGCCGACAATTCAGCCTTTTTGTTAGGCTTGTACCCCAAAGTTTCCATAAGAGCAAGCAAATCTTCATTCAGACCTTCAAGAGCGGTCTTCCCGATTGACTGAATGTTTGCAAGTTCTTCCTTGGTAAGATTGATGCCTCCTGCGCTACTTTCCGTAACAGACTTATCAATTTCCTCAAACAGATTTTTCAGACGATTTTGCGCAAGCCTCATTGTAGCCTGCTTTACGATTAGGTTTTCAATAAAATCGTCAAAATTTTCATTAAGGGACTTTAATCCGTCTTCTGTCTCGTTGAAAGCATCCATCCATGCCTGTACGAAAGACTCTGCGGCTGACCGGTATTCTTTTTCTCCACCGATAGCACCAAAGTCCATCTGTTCTTGGGACATAATCTCCTTTTTGGTCTTTTCAAGCTCAATTATAGCATCGTTCCATTCTTTAATCCTATCCTTGTCAGTCTTTTTCTTGTCCTGCTCGGCTTTTATCATTGAACGGTAAGAAGCAATTTGGTCATCAAGGTTTTTAATGGTTTCTTTTGTTTTGTCATGCAGGGTGACAGAGTTCCAAGCTGATTCCATCTTCTCTTTCAACTCATCATACTTTTTGCCAAGAAGTTCCACATTTTTTATCTGCCGTTGGATTTCGCGTTCTTTCTTCTTATCCTTGCTGCCTATACCAAATATACTTCCAATAGTCTTACCGATTCCTGTAACTGTTTTGAAAGCACCTGTTACAATGGAGAAAGGTCTTGTCAAGTCCATGCTCTCCAAACCGTCAAATATCTGCCCAAGACCTTCCGTAGTACCTTCTAACCATTCAGGTATCTCTACTCCGAACCCTTCAAGCATACCAGTAAACTCCGAAACTGCATTTACGGCTTCTGCTCCATATTTTGCTACCTCACTAAGACTTTTGTTAGCGGAATCAAGTTTCTTCTTGTCTGCGTCTACCTGTTCCTTCTTTCGGTCTGTAATCTGCTTGTTATTTGCAAGTTCTTCCTCTGACCTCTTGACTACCTCCTTTGCTACGTTGAGTTTAGCAAGAGCTTCGTCTTTCTGCGCTTGTGTAGCGTCTTTATTCTCCACAATCGCATTGTATTCGGATTCAAGTTTGGCAAGCACCTCCGATTCACCTTCAACACGTTCCTTTGAGCCGTCCTCGTTAGTCTTTGTGTAGCCGTAAAGACGTTTCTCTATATCTTCTTGCTTTTCTAATGCCTTAAGATAAGCATCCTCATGTTTCTTTCTGTCTTTGAGTGAGCCGATATAGCTTTTCAGATTTGGTATAAGCTCTTTGAATGGGTTTCTGCCTGCCAGCACCTCATTCAGCTTTTCCATGTTGTTTACGATAGCTCTCACTTGGCTTGGTTGCAAGTCATTCAACTGCTCTTTCATTTGAGCCAGCTTGTCACGCATGGCTACAAGCGTTTTTGTAGATACGTTGTCGAGATTTTGGAACAAGTCAATATAGAAGTCGCTTTCTTGGAATTGCTTCCAAGCGTTTTCGTCCGACTTCATGTTGTATTGTGAAGTCAGGTTTTTATTATACTGCTCTTTTTGCTCATCGGTAAGATTAGCTTTTGCAATCTTCGCCTTTTCCTCATAATACCAACGGTCGAGTTGAAGCTGGTCTGAAAGTTGTGTCTTGTATGCTTTGGTGAGTTCAATTACAAGGTCTTGGCTTTCCTTTACACGCTGCTCGTTCAAGTTCTTTATGGCATTCTGATAATATTCGTATTGTTGCGTGTTAGGGTCTTTGTATGTGTCAGCATACTTTGTCTGAAACTCAATCTCAATACCTTTCTGAACTTCATCCAATGTTTTGGCAAGTCCGGGGAACAATTGCTGTACTTCGGCTTCGGAAAGTCCTGCGTCTTTCAGTTTTTGGTGCAAGTCCAGTCCGTTGAACATATCTTCTATGTTCTTCTTGGTCTTTTCAAGCTGTTCTTTCAGGTAGTCCTGCTGAATGCCGATTTTGAGTTCTGCGATTTCCTTTTCAAGACCCGTTTTCTTTGCAGCGTTCTTTACGTCATTAGGAATGGCAGTGAGCAATTTCTCCAGCGCATCAATCATTCCTTGCTTTGTAGGAATAATGTCCTCTGCCTTGATGACCTCACCCATGCGAGTGAACCTCAAAGCACCTTCAAAAGCCGTTCTTGTTTCCGCAATGGCACGGTTTTTACCCATAAGCTGATTCAGCTTCTCGTAGCGAGCCTGCATTTCTTTGAGGACGGAGATACGCTCTGCCCAAATATCACGCTCTGCTTTCGAGCCGACTTTCTTCTTGTCAGCTTCTACTTCTTGGTTGTATGCTTTAAGTTCAGCCCTCGCTATTTTCTCCTGTGCATCAATGTATGCTTTAATAGTGAAGTCTGATATTTCCATGGTATCTTTTATAATACCCCTCTTAACAAGCTCATTATCTTTTCTCCATACATTTTTGTACCAATCTGCAAACTGTGAATCTTCTTTTACATCGCCCCAATAAATCTTTCCCTGCCTACCACCACTTACAAGTGACTTGTATTTGTCTACGTTTTTTAGATATTTTTGTGCGGTATCAAGTTCCTTAAAAAGTCCATCAAGGAAATTTTCGTTTATCCCTAAATCAAGATTTATTTTTGTTCCGTCAAGAGAATCTTTGATTTCCTTCTTTACCCAATCTATCTGCTGTTTTGTTTCTTCCTTGTCTACCTCTACATTGAGCTTATAATGCTTGTATGCAAGTTCTTTGGTTACTGTATCCAATTCAGACTTGTCTATACGGATTCTTAAACGCCTCTTTGCCGCTTCATCCATATTCTTGTCGAACTTCCCAAACTTATCTTCAAGTTCAGAAATCATCTCCTTTTCGTCGCTTATGTATTTTTTTGACAGATTGAATAATTCCGTAAGGCTCGCACGTGCTTCCATAGCTTCCTTTGTATATGCCCCATTACCTGTACGCATATTATTGAATGCTTGGTTTAACGCTGGCCACATCTTAGCAATTTCATCTTTCATGCGCTTTGTGTATGAAAGCACATCTTCGCCTTCTTTGGGTCCCTTTGCGAGTTGTTCAAGCGTTTTCTTGTGTTCGGAAGAAAGTTTATTTTCTTCGGTAGCGAGCTGCATCATTACCGTTTTTAATTCCTCCCCTTGAAGTATAAATTCACCAACAGATGAAGCATAGTCCTTGCTATCCTCGTCTATATCATCTACGAACCATTTTGCCTTATTTCTTGCATATCTTGCTTCCATCAACTTCTGCTCGTTGAGGAATATCTCATAATCCTTAAGATACCTGTTAAATTCGTCCTTAGCTTCTTCTTCCGATATTCCTGTCTTGATTTTTATTTCAAACCCTTCGTTATTCATTTCTTGAACGAGTTTGTCAAGAGCTTTTTTGATGTCGGACTTTGATTCGTCTTGAATTGTAGATATTCTTATCTTCGCTTCAAAATATTTGTTTGTACTTTCTGCAATAGCTTTGTTGTACTCCCTTACGGTGGATATGAGTTCTGTGACAATTCCGATTGCTGCTGTAATCGCCATGAGTGGCCATGATGCTGCAAAAGTTGCTCCAAATGCTTTTACCGCATTCCCTGTATTAACAATTGACCTTGCAAATATCCCCATAGCAGATGAAGCCCCTGTTACTCTTTTAGCCCACGAAGTGATAGCCATAGACGCAAATATCGGTGCAAGTGCCTTAGCAACATTAACAACCGTTTCCCAATTATCAATAAGTACCTTTACTGCATCAATAGAGCCTTTCAGTGTATCTTCGTTAGCCTTACCGATAGAGTTAAGCATCACATCAATACTGTCTTTCAAGTTGGAAATTTTACCCTGCAAAGTTTCGGCTTGAATTTCCTGCATATTGTAGAACAATCCTCCGCTGTCAGTTAACCGTTTGAAGATGTTCTCAATATCTTCAAAGGTTACTTTTCGTTTTGAAATCATATCCACAATTTGGGCAGTGGTATATGCTTCACCTTTCACCTCTTGGAAATAGCGTTGAAGTTCACCGTACAAGTTGATACCAGCTTCCGTAAACTGCCTTACTTCCGTACCACGCAAGTATGCAGCCGCCTTCACCTGCCCATAAGCAAGAATAAGTCTGCCCATATCCACACCTAAACCAGCAGATACATCGGCAAGTCGTTTTGTCGTATCATATAACTTGTCGCTCTCAATACGGTATGCTGCAAGCTGTTTTGTGAATGTAACCAATTCCTTAATTTGAAATGGCGACTTTACGGCAAGTTGGACAGTCTTGTTGAAAATTTGGTCTGCCTGTGATTTATTTTGTAAGATTGCTTGTAACGAACGCTGCTGCAATTCAAATTCACCGCGCACTTTTGCCAACTTGCTGATATACCCTTCAATCTGTGACACGGAGAACAACAAAGCAAGCTGACGGCTTAATTGCCCGGCTGTATCCATCAGGTTGCGATGGCGTGTGGCAAGCTGCTGTGATTTGACTCCTGCTTCCGTCAATGCTTGGTTGTGTTTTGCGATGGCTTGGTTTATCTGTTCAAGTGTGCTTTTATAGTTGGCATCGGTAGTATTCAAAGATAAACGAGCTTTTTTTAGGTACTCTATTGCCGTGATTTGCCGTTGAAGTGTATTTGCTGTTTTAGAAAAGTCAAGCGCACCCTGTGCGGTTGTATTCTGTTTGTAGTTTTGTGCTTTTGCCAAATCTGCCGAAGCCTTATAAGCACGTCTGTCAGCAGCTATTCTTCTTTCCGTCTCTTTTTCTTTAGATTGGGCACGTTGCTCGTCCGTCTTTCGTTGTTCGTCAAGCTCCATCTTCATGTAGCGCATGGCTTCTACCGCAGCCTTTTGTTGCGGCTTTGACAAGTCCATGTTCTCAACGTATTTTTTCAAATCCGAATATCCCTGCTTCAATCCGGATATATTAAAGTTAGCAAATGAACCTTCTCCGATTTTATTGTTTCCTATTCTGTTTAGCAAATCTGCCGCACGTGAAAGGCTTTCGTTCAGAGAAGTAGTCTTTCTTGTAGTCTCTTCCGCACCTTTCCCTGCTCCTTCAAATGGATTACCTTTTATAGCATCTATCTTTTTGGCTAACGAAGTAATCACACTTTCCAATTTACTCGTATCCATTACCACACTGCCAAACCCGTTTTTCAATGCATCTGCTGCTGTATGGGCGTGCTTCTCTATCTTCTCTAGCTTCTCATCGAAACTATCCAACTTCTTTAATACATCAGGGGTTATGTTGAGGAAAGCTCCTGCTTCGTTATTTGCCATATCGTTATCCTTTTTTATTAATTATGGGCATACCCAAATCATTCAAGTTCTTCAAATCGTCAACACTTCCTATTTTGCTGACCTTCTTTTTTTTCTTGTCCTTGTTTCCGTATTCTACATGGGAAAAATCAAACGAGCTTAACCGGACCTGTCCAACCGTCATTCCCCATAAATATTCGTCACGAGAGCACCAAGTGTTGGAGCGCAGAAAATCAATCATCTGCCCCCACTCTGTACGGGATATTATCAGTTTTGTTCCGTTTTCTTCGTCTTCCTCGTCAAGGTCATTTCCCTCACGGTCTGAATCACATTGGTACTCTCGAAAAAAAAATCCGTGCTTATGAGGTTAAGGATTTCACCAAGCAATAATGCCCAGTCCTTTATGTCGTAATCTCTCCACATCAAAAGGTCAAAGACCTTGTGGTAGTCATCTGATAGTTCTTTTTTCTCATAATCAGAGAATATCCTGTCCCTGTCATTGAGAAGCGCAAGCGTTATCACGTGTGCAACTGCCGGTAGATTTACCGAGAACTCTTTGATAACATCTCCCATACTTAACTTCTCTCCCTTCACAATCTGACACGCTTGTTCGGCTATAAGCCATTGAACACCGGGCTTCAATCCTTTAATACGCCACTCCGTACCGTGAAGTTTTACAATACTTGGGCTGTCATTCATTATCCTTGCCAAACGTTCCATTGACTCATCAGATATAGGAGTACAAGCCGTTACAACATTTGTCTTTAGTCCTGTATCTTTTTTCTTTGCTCTATATACTGCCATGATTATAAACATGAAGGGCGGCGGCATATAAGCCTACCGCCCGTAAACACTCTAGTTATCTATTATGAACAAGTTTTATTTGGGTAAAGTATAAGCTGAATCTACATAAAACGGTGTTCTGATAGTTCTATCTCCATCGGCGATATTTGCATCATACGCTGTTCCTGCAAGGTTGATACGACCCACATTAGAGTTCAAAGATTCAAGCATTAGTTTTGAGTTAAGTTGGACTTTTGGAACCACAAATGCAGTCATCGTTTCCCCTTCCTCAAACACTACGTCAATCTTTGCATACAATTTCTTGTATTGAGCAGGAGCAAAGTATTTGGTAGAGACAGTAGTTCCTGCCGTAAATCCCATGAGAGCGACCAATAGGTCTTTTTGTGTATCTGCAACCTCAGCTGTAAATTGGTATTTGCCAAGCTTCACGATGGAAAGAATGGGGCTGTCGGAAGTTTCGCACTCGATGTCGTTTACATCGTTATCGTCTTGAGCGATTGAAGTGGTATCCTCAACTACATCTTCAAGGATATAAGAGTCGCCCCTTGGCACATCGTCTTGTTCAGAGCCAGCGAACAGAGTTGCCACGATGTAAGAAGGCTTGATGAATTTTTTGGCTGTTGCGCCAGTATTGTTTACTGCCATAATTAAAAAATGTTATCCTGTTAATAATCTGTTTACCTTATTGTCACTTCTATATTTATCACGTTGTAGTAGTAGTTCCTATTTTGGTCATAATCTGCATCACGGAAATTTACATCAATCACATAATGGGGGTCTTTGCATGATTCAATAGCCTTGTCAAGCGCAAGTTCCATTTTGTACAGCTCCTTCACGGGTTTCGTGCCGTGACTGTCAACTGATTTTGCGTACAAGAACACGTTGGCAGAACCTTTGGCATAAGCTCCGTAATCTCTCATGGAAAGAACGTCAACAAGCACCATTTCTTTCCAACTGCTGTCAACGGTAGCAGGCATATTCCCGATAAACAGGTTATCGGATATAGCCGCTTTTGTCAGCAGCATGGAAAAGAAGTTCTCCACTTTCGATGTTGTCTTATATTTGCTATCCATAATCAATAACTACCGTGACTTATTATCCCAAAATTTGCGTTCTTAAACTTTGAAGCAAGTCTTTTAACGTCATCCCTTGCCGTTGCTATCACCTCATACTTGTACTTGTCTTCGACTATTTCACCGTATGGCATTGCCACAGCTACTACCAAGTCTATACCGTCATGCGGTTTATACTTGTTTCGCAGAAAATCTGTAATCGCTTCACGACCTTTAATCGTTTCACCATACCATTTCTTACCTTTCGTAGCTTGAATAGCCGGGAAACCGCTTGCAACCAACTTTCGGTTTACATATACTCCCCATCCGTAACTGTCATGCAGGTTGTGAGAACGGTGCGTATATCCTTTGTTCTGCAACTGGCTATCCACAATTTTCTGTCCTTCACCGGAAAGTAATCTGACAAGTTCTGATATGCGGTCTTTCTTCGCCATAGCCTACACCTCGCTCATCTTAATGTCAACGTGGCAACCTCCCAACTGGCTGTATTCAAGTCCCACGACACGACCGTTAATAGGTATAGCATAATCCTCGCATTTGAAGTTGGTGTTGAACCTTATCGGAAGTTGAGCACCTATTTCGCAAGGGAAGAACACCTTGTAATCAGCCATGATAGTACCGGAGTTAATCAGCTTTGCAGCCTGCTGTATGTCACATTCAGTTTCAAGAAGGATGGTCTCTCCCGTAGTGGGGACTTCGGGAGAACTATCCGTCTTTTCATTCCCAAGCATGTCACCGTCACCGAGAAGGTTCCCGTCTTCCGGCTTATTCGTTATCACGGTGTAGAATGTGCCATGAAATGGGTATTCTGCTATTGCTTTTCTTTTGAGACGCATAAACTATACATCTAATGAATTTTCATTGACCCAACTCATACTACCCGAATCCATGCTTTTCAACGCTTCTTCTTCACCATACTTTTTGTACAGTGCTTTCAGACGGTCTTTCAAGTTTTGGATTATGGCAGCCGTTACCGTCTCACTACCTATATCCTGTCTGTAACTGCCATGTTGGAGTGATGATGAAGCCACAGACCACGGACCGTTAATGACAAGCTCGTACAGTGCGATAAGGCAATGGTCTTTAGTGTATTCATCTATTTCGGAACGGTCTGAAATAAACATCAAGCCGTTTTCGTATGCGATATTTTCAAGCGCATCATCTTCAAAGACAAATCTCGTAAGCCCATTGAGGTATGCTATCGGGTCAAATGATTTTTCCATAACTACTACGCAATGTATTGTACATTTAATCGTCTGCCTGACTTGTGTCTACAATTACGTGATTACGGAATGTTTTCAGTGCAGGACAAGCTGACATCATTACATCAGTATGCCATTCCTTATACAGCCCGTTGTTTGTTGTTGTATTCACAATCGTGCAGAGACCATCGTTAGCCTGAGCAAAAATCTTAGTTATTACGCTTGAACCATACTTATCAAACATCTGTTTGTCTAGGTTATTGGTGTATTCAAACTCACAAGCATATCCGGCAGGGCGGAGAACAGCAATTTTATCGTCCCAACCTTGTACGAATGTGTCTCCGGTATTGGTAAGATTACGCTCACGTTCTTCAACAATTTCAATTGGAGATACACCGGGATAATCACGGAAAGCAGCTAAGAACAACTCTCGTGTAGTAGGTGCAGTAGCGGTTGTTGCGATGTAAGCTAAAGGATTTTTCTTGAAACTTTCAATCAATTCCTTAACTTCGGCATTTTGCAGCATTACTTCGTAAAACATCTTGCGTGTAACCTGCCATACCATTGCACCTTCATACCCCCATTTTTCACGATATTTTTTCTCCTTTTCCGCCATTTGACTGAGAATCTTACATTTTTCGTCTGTCCAAACTACTGTGCCAGCTTTAGTAAAGTTCTCTGTTGGTATATCAGCCTTATGCAACGGAGCTTGAACGCCACGTGCGATATTTCGGTAGTCAATATGACCTTTAGACATTAACTGTGCAGTCATGAAGTTCATGGTTGCGTCCGCACTATCAAGCTGTGACTGTAATGTATGTACCCAAGCGGCTACCAAATCGGCATCGTTTCCAAACAACTCAAACTGTTGTTCTTTTGCTTCACGTTCCATAGCTGTTTCAACGAAACCGGGAGCGATAAAATCAGGAATGGATGCGGTGTACCAGTACAGGCCGTCCTTATCCATTTGATTACTGTCACCAAGAGGTGCACGCAAATCCATCAAAGGAGCGGCTTTCAAGTCACGTCCTTTCACAGAAAAAGTAGCAATGCCATTAGGGGCGGTAGGTGTGGGAGCACCAGCTTTTACACCTTGGGTCTTGTACCAACCATAATTAGTGTATAGCAGACCTTCTGTATTGACAAAGGATTGCAAGAAACGTTGATTGGCCTTGTCTGAAAAGAATCTTGCATATCTGCTGTTATTAAAATCAAATTTAGGCATAGTTTCGTCAATTTTAAATGTTAAACCAACCCTTAACCTTGCTCTTGTTCAAAGCTTTTAATGCAGCCGAAAGAGGTTGCATACGGTCTTCGTAGAGGAATACATCTCCTAATGCCAATGCAGGAGTGATAAGATATCTTGCACCATCGAAATCATCTTCGGATGCAGCCGGGTCAAAAACAAAATCAAAGTCGCAGGGAAGGTATGAGTTAGGATTAGTGACCATAGCTTCTTTACCAGAACCTGCTTCTTTCGCTTCAACAAGAACAGATGAAGTTGTTAATGCTCCGAGGGTTGCGCTCAATGTAACTTTCCAAACATCGCCAGCCGTTCCGTCAGTCGTTTTTTCAACGGCTGTGACTGTTACTGCTGTTCCTTTCCCTACCAATGTGGTAGGAGCAACCATGAGAACGTCCCCTACAAACGGAATGAGGGAATACCCGTCTCTTTTCAAGTAAATAACCGTATCAGATGATTCTGTTGTAGCTTTTGCAACCGCATACGATTTTAAGATACGTATTTCGCTTCCATTAGAACCATTACTGGGAATATATTCAGCGAGCGTTCCGGCAAAAGCTCTTGCATTACCTTTGAATGGGTTTTTAACAATTCCACCACTGGTAGGAAATACAAGTGCGTCTTTCCCGCTCATCTGTAGCTTCACGAAGACATAGCGATGACCACCAATGCTTCCGCGAGCCTGAACCAATGCTCTACCGGGAAGATAGCCACTGTTCAATAGGATTTGCTGATAGAAATCTGACATTTTCTTTTTGGTTTAAATGATTATTATTTTTCTTCTCTGTGCGACTGCTTCTTTACGACAGCAACCACATCGGCAAAGTCATCGGTCTTTCCCTTACCGCCTCCCGTGCCGCCTGGAGTGATGTCGGGTGGAGTGTTAGCATTAAACTTATTGTAGCTCTTGACCAGTCTTTCTGTGAGAGCATCAACATCTGTTTCAGAATCAATGTGAATCAATTCGAGTTGGTCGTTAATCCAATCCTCGTTCTTGACTTCTTTCCCTTTTAAGGCTGATTTGAGTTGATTGCGTTTTTCGGAGATAGTTTTGGCTCTTTTCTCTTCCTCACGTTCTGATTTCAAGTCTTGGAGTTCTTTGCGCAACTTATCCAGTTTGCTTTCGTCTCCTTTGTTATCCTTGCCATCATCCTTATCTCCCTTATCATCCTTTGCGGGGTGATTCTTTTCCCACTCCTTTACGAATTTTGAATTGTCGTTCCTGATGTTGTTGTCATCCTCTTGGAAGTCCTCCAGATAATCGGCAACCGCATCATCCAATTCCAACTCGTCATTACCACTCGCTTTCTCCAACCGCTTGTAGATCCTTTCCACCTTGCCGTTGAAACTTCTCTCACTCATCGCCAAGTTTTTCTTGCCGTTGTTGGTGATTCCTGCTTTCAGTGCTTCTGAAAACTGTTCTTTCGTAAACTTCATACACTATATGTTTTATAATGATTATATGCGAAAGTAATGCTTTAATAAAAAGGTATAACTATAAAAAAATCACTGTATTTATCACTATGATAAATAGACATTGGTTTAAGTATATATTACCTTGTTATTAAGAGCTATTTTTGCTTTTGATGAAAGAGCAAGAAGTACATAGGGAAGTCGTAATCAAGCCGCAAGAAGGATTCCAAATGCAGTTTGCATCATCATGTGTGGACGTAGTGTTTGGTGGTGGAAATCTTGGCGGTGGAAAATCTTTTGCTCTTGTTCTCGCTCTCGCAGAACCGTTAATGGCAGATGGGGATTTCCGTGCGGTTATTACACGTAGGTCTTTGCAGTCGCAAAAGACGGGAGGTTCATTCGTAGATACATTCAAGGCTATATTCGGTGACTATTGTTCTGTAAAGACTGCCGATAGCCCTCGCATATCATTCCCAAGTGGTGCGTATTGCGACTTGACCTATATAGATGATACTAATCTTGACAAAATGCGTGAGCAATGGAAAGGTAAACAGATTGATGCTATATGTATTGACGAAATTACCGAAATGTCTTGGGAAGCGTTCAGCTATGTCCAGACCCGTAATCGTGGACGGTCAAAGACATTTACGGGAAAGTTCTTCGCTACACTTAATCCGAAACGAAGCCATTGGACGAGAAAATTCTTGGATTGGTATATTGGCGTTGATGGTTTTATTATGCCAGATAGAAACGGGAAAGTAAGATATTTCTATGTAAACGGCTCTACCGTTGATGATGTGGTTTGGGGTGATTCCAAAGAAGAAGTTTATGCTAAGTGTAAGATAGATATTGATAGGAAACTTGCCCGTATTGGAGGTGATTTTGACTATACGAATATGATTAAGTCATTCGTATTCTATCAAGGTAAGCTATCCGAAAATAGGGCTATGCTTGAAAATAATCCTAATTACATAGGCTCTGTTGCAGCTTCGGGCGGTAAAATGGCACAAGCTATCATTGAGGGCAACTTCAATGTTGACCCTGAAGAAGACGAAAAGATACCTATCCCTTCCACTTCCGCACAAGGCGTGTTCAACAACAACCCTGCCGTAAACGGTGACAAATGGATTACTGTGGATTTGGCGGATTACGGTACGGATAATCTCGTGGCTCTGGCATGGGATGGATTTCACGCATACGACATTCTCATTCTTAGCAAGTCCACTCCGAGAGAAAACGCTATGGCAGTGAAGACATTTGCATTTGAGCATGGAACAGCCGAAAGCCATATCATTTTTGACGCGACTGCCGGAAGGTACTTTAATGATTACATTCCCGATGCAGTACCTTATATCTCGCTAAATAAACCTTTCGGGCTTTACCAACTTACCGCAATGACAGTCAAGGATATGTGCTATATCAGATTATGCAAGATGATAGAGGAAGGCAACTTGACATTTGACGATAAACTTGCCGTTCAGACTTACACCCATCAAAACTTGAAATACAAAGTGACGGTTGAGAACGAGTTTATGGAAGAATGTTCCGTTGTGCGATTTGACGATATGCAGAGTGGGAAGAAGCGGCTTTGGAACAAGAAGAAAATGAATCAGATGTTAGGGAAAGGCAGGTCAATGGACTTGTTAGACCCATGCGCTATGAGAATGCTTCCGTGCGCTAACATTGAATACGGGAATGAGATTCAAGCAGGGTATTACAATCACGAGGAAGAAACCAAACAAGCGAGCCATACACAGACAGAAGGAAGTATTTACGATGAACATTTATGGTATTAGGATGGCACTTATATGCCTCACAGAACATAATAATTATATATGTATATGCAGCGAGTAGAACGACATATTATCATTGGTAACAAGTACTTGGACAGGCTTTGTTTCCTATCCAAGAATTTGTACAACTACGCAAACTATATGATTCGTCAGGAGTTTACGAAGAGTGGTAAGTTGCTTCCTGAATACGGATTGACAGCTTTACTTGCAAAGGAAAAACAAATGGATTATACATCTCTTCCTGCGAAGACCAGTCAACAGGTTGTTGCTCTTCTATTCAAGAATTGGAAGTCGTTTTTTAAACTATGTAAATGCAAGGACAAGCTTAATGGTAAACCGAAACCTCCGAAGTATAAACATAAGACGAAAGGACGAAATATAGTCGTATTCACCTATCAGCAATGCAAGTTGAAGGACGGATACATTCACTTTCCGAAGAAAGTAAACATACAACCGTTAAGAACAAAAGTAACTAATTTGCGTCAGGTTCGCATTATCCCGCAATGTAGTTGCCATATCATAGAAGTAGTATATGAAAAAGAAAGAATTGAAACCACCGGACTTGAACCAAACTCTTATTTAAGTATTGACTTGGGATTGAACAACCTTGCAACTTCCTATGATTCGCTATGTCATAAGAGCTTTATCATAAATGGCAGAATATTGAAATCCATAAACCAATACTTCAACAAGAGGAAAACTAAGTTAATGAGTTTCATTGGAGGGAAAGGTACAAGTAGGCGAATAGGGAAACTAACACTAAAGCGGAATTGTAAAGTGAATGACTATATGCACAAGACTTCCCGATTTATTGTAAACTATTGTATTGATAATCATATTGATACTATTGTAATAGGTAATAACAAAGATTGGAAGCAGCAAATAAATATGGGGAAACGTAACAATCAAAACTTTGTCAGCATCCCATTTGAAAAGCTAATCTCTCAGATACAGTACAAGTCCGAAGAAGTGGGAATTAAGGTCGTAATAACCGAAGAAAGTTATACTTCCAAAATAGACCACTACGCAGGCGAAGAGATGTGTCAACATGAAACATATTTAGGTAAGCGCATACAAAGAGGTCTATTCCGTAGCAGTACAGGTAAAATCCTGAATGCTGATCTAAACGGAGCGATAGGGATTTTAAGAAAAGTAGTTGGCGAAAGCATCTCGCAAGTAGTCAATAGAAGGGGAGTGGAGACCCCAACGAGATTGCTGGTGTAATCTCGCAAATAAGTACCATTAGGATATGATAAGCTATAACGACATAAAGGATATTATCAATTCCCTTAAAACAGAAGGAATTGAAGCAAGATTAAGAGACGTTGCCTATTTGGTGATGTGCGATTCTTTTGTGGATAAGGACCTTGCTGCCAAGGTTGCTTACCAAGAAGATGAAAAGCCTTCAAACAAGGTGTTATCCATGCTTGCCGAGAAACTGAAACCTTTCGGCATCGGTGCTATCACTACCATATCTAAAGATGAGAACCGAGAAGCGTTGCTGAAAGAAATATCGGAGATGAAACAGATTGCTGACGATGCGAAAGCAAGTGGAGATTCAGACACTTTTATCAAAGCAAGTAAGGTCGTGTTGGATGCACGCGTGAAGCTGAACGATAAATTCAATATTGAAGAGGAAGAGGGGCAGAAGCGAATAATCGTTGTTCCGCAGAAGCACGACATTATCTGCAAATGGACTTCGAGAGAGTGTTCTGCAATGCCGAGCAAGGAAGCCTGCATGAAGTATTACAACCTAATTGATGCGGAAAAATGACACGGGAAGAGAAAAAAACATATCTATTGCGGAATGTAAATGCCTTGTTGCAGAAGAAACCGTTTTTCAGAGGAAGTGACACTTGCTCTACAAACGACTATTCCGACGGTCAGTCCGCAGCTATTACCGATACACGCACGGCAAGGCTTCCGAATGTAAAAAAGAATATCGTTTCGCAGGAAAAGTTTCTGAAAGAACTTGACCCGATGAGCCATGAGGTATTATTTGATCAAAACTTGCCGAGCATTTGCGTGAAGTTAGAAGATGGGGGATATCAGGAAATCAAGTTCCAGCGCACGGCATTAGCTTTCCAAGAACAGATACTGGCGAGCCACGTAATCTACCTTTGCGGGAATCCCTGTACATTGTCTTTAAGAGGTGGCACTCCTTCCGAGAAAGATAAAGCCAACTATTCCACAATCAAGGAGTATTGGGTAGACAGGAATATGGATGGATGGCGTACAAAGGCAGTCCGTTCGCAACTTGCAACAGGCGATGCAGGACTTCTGTTTTATTATGACTATAAAGGACGTATCAAGTGCCGCCTGATAAGTTATGAAGATGGTTACGTAATCATATCACACAATGACAACAACGGTGACAGGCTTCTTGAAAGTGTCTACTATGCCGATGCGGACGGTGTGGAATACATTGACAGTTACGATGATACCTACATGTACCGTATGCACACACCGATAGACGGTGAAGAAGCAGGCGAGGACGGTTTTGTAAGAGAACTTCCTATATTGCACGGTTTCAGCGAGATACCATTGTGTACCAAACGCGGTAATGTGGCGTGGAACAACGGCCAGAGCCTTATCGAGATTTACGAAATTATCTACAACATCTTCTTTGTCATTCAGAAACGGAACGGTTGGGGCATTCTGTATATCAAAGGCAATTTGTCAGAAACGACAAAGAAACTTGCAGGGAGTATCATTTTGCAAGACAAGTCAATGGACGGTAACGGAAGTGCAGAGTTCAAAGCACCGCCCAGCCCGCAAGGTATGCTTGACAGTCTGCAAGATTTGTTTGAGAAGATACAGATAAACACCTCATGCACATTTCTTTTGCCTAAAGATGTCAAGTCAAGTGGTGACATAAGCGGACTGGCTATTACGCTGACCCGTGATTTAGATTTGAAGAATGCCCAGCAAGGGGTTATCGAGTGGCAGAATTTTGCAGACAAGATGATGCGCCTGTTCAAGGAGGGATTAGCCAAAGAATTGGTAAAAAAAGGCGAGAACGTAAATGCCATTACAGAATTTGACAAACTTCGTGTCAGCTGTAAGTTCAAAATATGGCAACCGTTCAGTGCAACTGAGTATAACAACATGCTTATCTCAATGAAACAGGCTGGTATTCTCTCCACGAAAACGGCTATCGAAAAGAACACGGAGAGCACACCCGATGAGGAGCAACGAGTGACTAAGGAAGTTAAGGAAGCAGAAGAAAAGGTGATTGCCCAACAGCAAGCCAACAAAACGAACAAGCAGGAAGGAGGTAATAATGAATAAACAAGTGATAAGCATAGATGCCAACTTCATTAAAGAGATTGCCAAAATGCAAGAGCGAATTGATGAAACAGATAACGCAATTTTCAATCTATTCATGAAGATACAAGACGTTAATCGACTTGATATTATGTATGATGGTGAGAATAGAGATCTGTACCATCACATTTATATGTTCATCGAATATGTCCTGCATAAGTTTCCAAATATATACGAAGAATTCAGAGAAAACAAACAACACAAGTAATGGAGAAACAGAGCCTATACATATACAAGCTGGATACACATGGGGAAAAAGTCAAATTTCCCAACGAAACCATGTCTGCAAAGCTGGGTGAATACACTTACACGGCACAGCGCATGGCCGGCACTCCTACGCTTACCGCCACGCTCAACTATCCGTCTTGCTTGGATGAAGAGTGGACTGGAGAGGAATTTGTGGAGTTCAGAGGTGAGAGATACTATGTCGACCAAACCCCTACATCTTCAAAGGACAACAAGAGCATTATGTATAAGCATGAACTCCAGTTCGTTTCAGAACGTATCGTATTGGAGAACGTGTATTTCATGGATGTGGTGACAACTGGAACAGATACTTATCATTCCAACTCTACTTCTGTGAAGTTCATGGGAGACATAAACGAGTTTGTAGGTCGCCTTAACGCTTCAATGGCAAAATCGGGTATCGGATATTCGGTAGTCATAGATGATGATATTACTTCCGATTCCAAACTTGTTTCACTTGACAATGTGTATCTTGCAGAAGCGTTACAATCCATATATACCATATACGAACTTCCTTATTACTTTGTAGGTAAGGTTTGTCACATAGGATATACAGAGAATGTAATTTCTACTCCCTTCGAGTATAAGAAAGGGCTTGTATCAATAAAAAAGACAAACGCCAATTATAAAATTGTCAATCGCGTTACTGGTGTTGGTAGCTCTGATAATATCCCTTTCTACTATCCGAATGATGATGAAAAAGGTACTATAGAACGTACACAAAACCTTATGCCTTCCATTTACAGACAAACAAATGGAGCAGAAAGATTCTACAATGCGCTTAACGACACGTATAAGATACCTGGCACAAATGATTACTACTCTTTCAAAAATACATTTTCTTCTAAGAAGATAAAAGAGATAAAGGTAGATTTCAGCGATATAAAGCCTACCATAGAAAATGTGACAAACGCTTCGGGACAGTTATTTGGTGAGATTGCGGATATTGCTTTTGATGCTAATGATAGTGACGAACTCGGAACCGGAGAAGGGAATAATATATTCAATGATACAGATGAGTATGTACATTCTTATTTCTACATAAAATTACATATATATAATGGAGATTACGGCTTTAACCTGTTCGAACAGGGTTTGGAGGGTGGTACGGCTGTAATCAATATGACTACGGGTAATTGCGCTGCTTGCGAGTTTGAAATAGGAGTTACCTATAAGGACAATGAACCGGGAAGGGCATTCAACCCTGTATTGGTGGATTCTTCCGGGAACTTACCGGCAGGAGATTTTGAGCAGAAGGTTACTTCACAACCATCCCAATATGTAGAAAGCCAACAAAACACTTCTACAAATGAAGTTTGGATTGCAGTAAAAAAGGACAATACCACTTTCGGAATTGTTATGCCTAATGCCACCAATAACTATAAGCCTTCTGTCGGGGATAAATTTGTGATTACAGGCATTAAGATGCCCAAGTCCCTTGTACTCGCTGCTGAGAAGAGATTGGATGAAGCATTGATAAAGTATATGTCAGAGAATAATGACGAAAAATTCACATTCTCTGTCAATTTTTCCAGAGTATTTCTTGCAGACAATATTCAATTAGCAGAATTACTAAATGAGAATGTTCGCATGTATATAAAATACAACGAACATGAGTATCTTATGTATGTAAATTCATTTACTTGTAAAGCGGACAAAAATTGCTTATATGACATATCTGTTGAATTAACAGACAAATTATCTGCAAATGTTTCTGCATTACGAAGTACTATTACAGAAATTGCAGGCGATATCATAGGTAATACATTGGGAGGAAATAGTATTTCTACTACTGATATCTTAGCAAAAGTCTCTCGACATTTTCTCAGTAAAACACAAGATGACCGTACCCCGCACAAGTTATCCTCTGACAAAGCTTTTGAAATAGGGAAATTTGTCAGTGGTAGTACAGGTGGTATCATAATGGTTGATAAGGAAACAGGTCAAACCTATGCGGAGGTTGATAAACTGAAAGTCCGCATGAAAGCCTATTTCGAATCACTGGAGATACAAAATGTAAATTCTGTAGGTGGAAAGATAGTTCTAACTCCGGGTGGTGCTGTTACGCTTATTGATGTTTGGACCAAGGGCACCATTGAACAAACGCCCATACTTTCAATGGCAGACGGGAATCCTATATTGCTTGCAGATGGCAGTGAACTCCAATTGATGGATAAAGAAACGGTAGACAATGGCGTCCCCGAAGGCGTGTACAGATGTTTCTTCCTTGCCGAGCAGGACGGTGTGGAAGTGGAGAACCGCTTCCGTGCAGGCTTCCAGGTACAGAGCAAAAACTTCAACATACAAAAACCGGGAGAATACCAACAGGTAGCGAACCATTATTATTGGCGTTTATGTGTAGGGGCAAGCAAAGAGCCTATCAATGTCGGTATATACAAATTACACTATATTGACCTCAGCATGGCGGATTGCGACACAGGCAGTGACATTCCGGCAAAGGGTGATACTGTAGCCCACCTTGGTGCACGAATCAAATGGAAAGGCATTGACAACAAGGACGTGACGGATGAAAGCAATATTGACGCACAGAATGCCATTGTTTTCTCTTCTACCGATGTGTTCAGCCCGAGTGTTACTCTGTATCACGGTATAGACTCCTACTCCTACTTGAACAAGGAGTATGTTGAGTATGGCGTAGACAAAACTAACAACAAGGCATTCTTCCATGTGTACGGTGATACATACGTTGGAGACCGTGACGGCAAGAGCTATGTGAAATTCACCCAAGGTGAAGGTGTGGAAATAAAGGGCAAGCTCTCTGTGGGCACCACTATCGGTAACGGTGATACCATTGAAGACGCCCTCAAGAAAGCTTCCGAGAAGTACAAAGAGGACTTGGGCCCTCTGAAAGAGTACATCAAGCAGGAAATAGATAATATCCAGAATCAGGTTGACGGTGCGATAGAAACATGGTTTTACGACCCGGTGCCCACCCTTGAAAATATTCCCGCATCCGATTGGGATACAGATGAGAAGAAGAACAATCATTTGGGAGACCTCTATTACAGCAAGGAGGGAAAAGCATACCGGTTCCAATATGAACAAGAAAAGGGATGGTATTGGAATGCCATTACCGATACGGATATTGTCAAGGCTTTGGAAAACGCTCAAAAAGCACAGGATACCGCAGATGGGAAAAGACGCATCTTTGTGAGACAACCGCAGAATTCGGACGCATACGACATAGGTGATATGTGGGTAAATGCGACCTATGGTAGCACTTACAAGGACGATATGCTCAGAGCGAATACTTCAAAAAAGGCAGGGGAAGCATTTAGTATCTCCCATTGGGAGCTTGCATCAAAATACACTGATGACACTTTGGCGCAAGAAGCAAAGAAAATAGCCGAAGAAACGAAGAAAGCGGCTGAAAAGCTGGATAGTACTGTAAGTTCAATGAAGGACTTTACCGATGAAGCATTCAATGATGGTATCGTAGACAGAGGTGAGGCGGCAGCCATTCAGAAGTATTTAAACACTATAGCCACAACCCAAAAGGATGTAACGGAGTCCTATAGCAAGATTATAGAGAACGAGCTTCTTGATGAAGGTGTGGTAAAAACAGAGCTGGAAACGGCATACCGGCTTTTCAACAATTCGGCACAAGAACTGATTAACACCATTAACGGTGTGATTCAGGACGGTAAGACCACAGCTACCGAAGTGGCTATGGTGGATGGCAAGTATTCAGCGTTCAACTTGAAGTACGGTGACTTTATCGCCCATATCAATGCCGCAAACAATTATATACAGGAAAAGTTGAACGCTTCCATCAAGGAGATTTCAAAGAATATAGGTGATATATCTTACTTGACGAAAGCACTTAAGGAATATACCAATATTGAGGGTGGTCTTATTCAATCCTCATTGTTGGCGTTGGGATACACCTCTGATAGTGGATTCAAGATAATGAGCGGCACGAACGGTGTATACCAATCTGACAAGCGCGGTGGAGGTATTGCTTCCTGGTGGGGAGGTTCCATGCTGGACAAATTCGACTATCCTGAAAACGGTGCTCCCGAAAATGCCGCCAAGGGGCTTGTGCGCTTTGACGGTACGGGTTACTTTGCCAACGGTGCACTTTGGTGGGAAGAAGATGGTACACTCCATGCAGACCCGTTGTCATTCTTTGTCGGAGAGGAGACAGTAGGCGTGTTGTTGTCGGCATTTAAATTTCTCCGGTCCGCAGAGTTTAAGTATATACTTGAACCTCAATATCCGTTCACTCATATAAAAGCCATCAATTCTGTCCAAATCGGTAATGCCATGCTGAAATATGACGCGACCAATAATGCCGTATATGTAGAGAAAGATGATGGGTCTATGGTTAATTTCTACGCTACGGGTGACCTTGCTGCGTTCGGTTCGACAACCGGTGGTGGAAGTGGTGCTACCTCATTGAACATGCTGGACGATGTAGACCTGGTTACTCCTCTATCGGAAGGACAGGTATTGACATACGACTCGGTTAAAAGCAAGTGGACGAATAAAAAAGGCGGTGGCGGTTTGGATATAGATGCCATGTGGGATGAGCTTGCCAAGTCTGACACGTCCAAGAGAATTCATTTTTCCCACATACCGGACTTGGGCAGTGTATATGCCAAGCAGGTAAAGCTGGGCACAACTCCTTATAATGTATCCAATGGGGTGATATCTCTTCCTGCGTACCCGACCAGACTGTCCCAATTGGAGGACGATGTTATAACAGGAAAGTATCTGCCTTTGGCAGGCGGGACGATAACAGGCAACCTTGCGATAAACGGAACTACGACCACTAATAATATAGTCCTGAACAAAGCCGGGAATTTTGGTAACAAAATAAACTTCGGTGACGGTGATTACGTATACTTGAAGGAGGCGTCTGATGATTCCTTGACTATCTACGGAAGCAAAAAAATATCCCTTAATGGTTCGGGATTCGGTTACAGTTTCGGTTCTGATGGGCTGATTCCCACATCGGGAAGCAAGAGCCTTGGCGGTGGATGGAATAGCAATATGTGGAGTACTGTTTGGGCGAATAAGGTTGGGTGCACCATAATTGGCAGTGAACCTAATAATGCTCACGATGGGGGTAGTCCTTGGAATGGTTTATCCTTCGCAGGGAATGACAACTTTGTGCACATGTCAGGATATTACGGTATCGCATTCTACACTTCGGCAGGGCGTGTAGCTCAGTTCCAGTCGGACGGTATTGTTAATATTACGAATCTCTATTGCTACAATAATATTCAATGCAGAGCATCATTCGTAAGCACGATGACAGACTATTGGGAGCACGAGTGGAGAATTTTCCAAAATGTAGATAACTGCGTATTCAGGGCTAATCAATTGGCGATGATGTCAAATAGCGGCTCTGCTTGTAGACCTGTCATTGGATGGAAAGATATATTAAGTGGAGCCGGATTCATAACGAGCTATACAATTGGTAGTATTAGACGCGTAAACAACTGGGGAAGCATGCTGATTGCGGTATCCAATTCGGATGATGGCTCTACAAATGGCGTACATCTTCAATTAAATGGAGAAGGTACAGCGGACCTTGTTGCTTCGAGTTTTAGAGTTACTGGAAACTTGATTACAGAAGGTGAGGTTGCCGTTTATTCAGACATCCGTTTAAAATCAAGTATAAAACCGCTACGGAACAGAGGGTTCATCACCCCTGTCAGCTATATCAAGGATGGGAAGGAAAGCATAGGGTTTATCGCACAGGACATGATAGAATTGTATCCTGAGCTGGTATCTAAAGGCAGCTCGAAAGAACACTACCTGTCCGTGAACTATGCCCAATATACGGCAGTGTTGCAGGCGCAGATAATTGAGCTGCACAAAGAGATTGATGATTTGAAACGTAAATTTATAAATTAAAAACTATGGTTACATTATTGATTGTTTCGATTGTTCTGTTTGTATCCTATATCGGATATACAGTCGGGATGTATGGCATCCCTGCAAGTATCAGTGACACATACTATCGGCTTGGAAAGAAGGGTTGGCTGTTCACGCTCTTCTGCCTTGCCGAATCTTCCCTGCTGGTTGCATCGTTTATCGAGGCCAGCAAGGAAGAATACCAATTCCTGGCGTTCATCGCAAGTGCATCATTGGCATTTGTCGGCTCGGCTCCCTTGTTCAAGGAGGATTATAACCGCAATATCCATTATGTAAGCGCGGGAATCTGCGCGCTTGCCTCTCTTGTATGGCAAGTGTTGATGAGTTTTTGGTGCGTTCCTCTTATAACCTTCCTTGGCGGTGTAATCGTATTGGCATGCCTTAAGTTCAAGAAGCCTGTGTTTTGGATGGAGATGTGTGCCTTTATCTCGACTTATATAACCCTGTTACTGCTCTACTGATATGGCTAACTCGAATAACGTAATTACGTCTCCTGTCAATCTGAGGAGTGACGTTGCTGCCGTTCTTGGGACGTCTGAAACGAATGTGAGCGGGTTGTGCACGAGCCATGAGATTAATATGTGGTCAAGATGTAAGCCTGTCCATATTGCTTCTGCTGCTCCTGACAGGAGCATGCCGTCTGACGGTGAAGGGGCTTGGTGGAAAGGCTCGATGAGGAATTGCGGCATTAAGCCGCCCCCTGTAGCGTCTTATGAGGAAATCCCCATGCTGTATACAGGAAACAAGATGAACGGATATATCTATGAGAGACCTTGGGGCGGAAGTGGGAGTCCGTACAGGTTGGCAGATTTCTTGCTGTACAAGCACGATGCGCAACCGCCATTCCATAGCTTCTATTGCGATTCCAAGGTCTCTATGTATGGCTCTATATCGTGCTCTCTTGCTCGAAATGTTACTACCGCAGATAAATCAGGTCCCGGCTCGGTCGAGCTGTCCGACATAGAGTCCGCAACAAACCTTGATACATGGTGGTTTGGGGCGATGTTGGTTGACTCGTCCAACAGAATTGTGAGGAAACTGGCTAATGTCAGAGCGGGGGTTACATTAGAGATGCCTGCCAATGGTCTGACACTTGGTCAATACTACGATGTATATCCGTTTTTTTGCATGAATAAGATTGAAAGTATCATCGAGGCGGATAAGGCTAATCTGTTTTTGCCTGTCATGAACTGCTCTCCCGGCAGGGTTAAGTATGTATCGGAAGAAGAAGCGGGTGGTTTGGTAATCAATCTGACAGCCGAATATGTGACTAACTCAATGACCGGGCTTAACACTGCGGTTAAATGGAATCTTAAACTTACGTATTATTCAGTCGGTACTAAAACGTTGACTAATAATTGGATTACACTAAGGCGTGTGGTTTCGGATGAAGATATGGGCAGGGAAAAATTACAGGATTTCAATCTGATTCAAGACAGAGAGGTTGAAATATTCGGGACATTCAGCTTATCTGATTTTCTTGGAGAGTACTACGTATATCTACAGCTTAATACGAACGAGTACACGAAGAAGGCGTTCCCGCTCAAGCTTGACCCGAACCCCGGACCGATACAGTAAAGAATATACTAATCATTAAATTATACAGATATGGAACTAATACGAAAAAAAGAAAGTATTACAAGGCTTTATGAAAATGGCGAGGTCTCAAACAACACAACAAATGATATCCAATATATCGTATTGGATGGAGATGCTTATGTTGGCACAGCCTCTATCATGCCCACAGGGTTTACCATGACAGTAGGCATGAAAGCTCCCATCGAAGATATAGAGAGTATGCTTAGAAGCATATTGTCTTCCATCCCCAAGGAAGGAGGTGCAAAATGAAAATCAACGAAATCATCAGAAAAATGAGTTTTTTGCAACTCGTGCCTCTGAAATCGGATGAGGGTGCGCCGCTTGCCAATAAAACGAAGGTGAAGATTATCTTGAATTTGGTAGCCTACGAAAAGGCAATGGAGAGCTTTAACGAGGATATGCGCGGTATCTATGCCAAGCTGAAGCCCGAAGGTTATGACGCCCAAGCCTTCCCACGAGTGAATGAATTGGAGAAGAAAGGAAACATAAGCAACGAAGAAAAACAGGAACTTGAGTCGATTAAGCAGAGTGAGGAATACCTCTCTTATGTTGATATGAAAAAAACATTGATGCGCGAGTTTGAAGAAGCAAGAGAATGCGCTTCGGCAGACAATGACTATACAGTCAGCGAAAGGGCACTCACAGACGATGATTTGGTTTCCATTGCGGAAGTTATCCCTACGGATAAGGAGTTTGCAATCGGCAGGAATGAAGATGGGGAAATCAAGGTTAATGGCATCACCGTATTGGCGGAGATTGGCAGAATGTTTATAGTGTAAAAAAAATACTTATGGCAGGAAAAACGATTAACGAGCTTGACGCACGGACAACACTGAACGGTAAGGAGAACATACCCTTTCAGGAAGAGAATACAAACGGAAGATTATCTACCGATACGTTGAAAAGATACGTGGCACCTGATTTAACACCTTATCAGGAAACCGTAGACGCTGATAAGAAGTATCTGTCTGCCGAAGCTATTGACGATGTGACATCAATATTATAGTTTTATGAGAATCAATTATCAGTCCGATTTTAAAATCATAGAGAAAAACCTGAATGGAGACCTGAAAACTCCTTTCCGGTTTACTTATCAGACAGCATTGTCGAAACCAGTTGTAGTCTCTTTTGACGGACACGACTACAAGAACTGTCGCAGGCTGGATGATGGCAGCCTGCTGGTTGTGTTTGATAATCATGGCATGCGTACGGGCAACCTGACGGTCAGACGCGAGTATTACCTTACTGATGCTGATTTTGCTGATGGTATCTGTAACCTTGTATCCATGGAGTTTACAGGCATCGTTCTTGTCAATGGCAAGTCTGATGACAGTACAGGTACAATTGACGTTTATCCAAACTACCAGAAAGGCGATAAGGGAGACCCAATGACATGGGAATCCATGACAGAGGAGCAGCGTACCGAATTAAAGGACTCTGTGGTAAAGGATGTGCAGAATGAGATGCTTTCTTCCTCTCCAATTTCCGATAAGGAATACGAAGATGTATTGAGTGGTTTCCTTTAATCGGAAACCGATAAGAATAGATTTACAAAATTAAAATAAAAATTATATGGCTAAAATTCATAAACTTACCAAAGAGGGTCAGACCATTTACCCTGCTACAACCACTGATGCGGTGGTACATCCGACTACGCGTAAAAACCTTACGGAAAGTCTCTCTTTATTGGACAATAAAAACTTATTGTTATCTTGTGTTACTTCGTCCTCTAATCTTATAATTAAGAATGGGGATAATTTAAACAATTGGGAAGACGATAAGATTTTAAACAATGATGGTGATATTGTAAAAAGTAATGGATATTCCACAACAGATTTCATTGAATATGAAGGACAATATGGAGGTTACTCAGCTCTAATGTATGAAGCGGCAAGCATTGGGGTTTCTTATCCTCTATTAGCATATTACGATTTAGCATCAAAGAAGCATATCAAATCTTTTTATCTAGTAGGAGGGCAAAGAACAATATTGATACCACCCGGATATTGTGTTAGAGTCTCGACTAAAACTAATTTAAAAAAAACTTTAATTTTTAAAGCCAGCGCAGAATTGGAAACGGTTCCATTTTCTGTGAATGAAATTCCTGATGAGTCTATTGATAATTCGAAAATTAAGAATAAAACGATTAGTACTGGAAAAATAGATGAAGGATTGTTTTCAAAACTTCAATATTCGGTCGGAATTATATCTAATGAAAATGTTGTTGGCAATGAAATTGCCATTAATTGGACTGATAATTATATATTATCGGCAAATGGACAAATAATTGAATCAAAGAATTATTCTGTCAGTGATTTTATTGATTATTCAGGAAATTACGGACAGTATCAAGCCTTAATGTTCTTTCCTTGTATAGATGCTATTAGTTATGGGACTGTTGCATATTATGATAAGGATAATCATAATTTCAAAGTATCATTCCCCGTTTTTGGCGCAGGAAAAACAACAATATTAATACCACCTAATTACGCAGTCAGGCTTGTAACCAATACGGACAGAAAGTCTAATATTATATTGGGCGTATCTACTAAAAAAAGAGAATTACCCGATAACATCGTAACCACTGAAAAACTAGCGGATAAATCTGTAACAAATGAAAAAATTTTAGATAAAAGTATCTCATTTTCAAAAATGAAAGAAGTTGTTTTTGAAGAGGAGAATAAAACAGAAAAAATAACAGCTAGCGAAGAAACTACCGAATTAAAGAAAGGCTTATATTATCGCGGACAATTCCATGAAGAACCGGAAGGTAATTTTTGGACTATCGTTTTCAAACAGGTCATAAATAAGTATGATAGTTTAGATTTGTCCAATTATGTTATAGGTGTTACAGGTGGAGCTATATTGGACAAAAATGGGGATGTTGTAGAAGAGTTCTCTACGGCAAATGGTGGAGATTCCGATTTCCAAGTACCGGTAAATGCTTATAAATTAGCGATGACAATAAATAAAAATTACCCCTATGGACATTACGTCATTGGAAAGTATAAGGTATTATCTACTAAGTTTTCAATACCTGATTTGGTTTTGCAAAAAGGGCAATCGGGGGAAGTTACTTATAACGGCAATCAATGGTTCGGAAAAAAAATATGTATAATAGGGACATCAGTCGCGTATGGGAGTAACGCGGAGAAAGCTTATGCAAAAATAGCATCTGAAAGATTAGGATTTGAAATTGTACCAGCAGGTGTTCCAGGGTTGGCTATTCATGCAAAAATAGATAATGACCATGGAAGTATAATTGCACCATTAACATACGGCTCTACTTGTCTAAGTAAGGCTGAATATGAAGCTGCAAAACAAGCAGGTGCTACAACAATTACTATTCCCGAAACTCCTAAGCCAACTGACGGAAACAGTTGGAAACCTGGAGATGATAGTAATTACAATTCCTATTACAGAACATGGGAAAATGTTTTTTCTGCTAAAAATGCGGATGTTGACCTATGGGTTTATTCAGTCGTGCCCAACAATACAAATTTTGAAAATGCTGATTGGGAAAACTTTAATAAAGACACTTGGAGTTATAACGATGGCAGAGGATTCGCTGAACATAGAACGACTTTTTTAGGCGCGCTGTTATTCTTAATGGACAAGATGTATGCACTCAACCCTAATGCAAGAATGGTTCTTGTGTTAGATAGTGCATTTGAGTATGCAAATGGTAAAGCATCCTTTCAAAAAGTATCCGAACTTTGGAATATCCCGATAATTGACCTTTGGGGAAAAATTAATACAAGTCCTAAGTCATTGCAAATTCTAAAAAGTAAGAATGGGACAGATAAACATCCAAGCACATTTGGCCAAGAAAGATTGGGAGATATGTTTACCAATGAACTTCTTTTAATATCATAAAAAATTCCCTGCATACCTTCTCAGGCGGGCAGGGAATCAAGATTAGCTTTCTCGTCCGGTTAACAAGGTTTTGCAAATATAACATTAAAAATTAATCCGACAAATGATTAGTGCAATAGTTAGAGATGGCATCGATAAGAGCGTAGCCGGAGGATTGGCAGGAATAGCTACCGCATTCGTTCAGGAGAGCATAGAACACATGATTCCGTGGCTGATAGTGTCTGCTGCCGTGATTATATGTGATTTAGCCTGCGGGCTGAGAAAGAGTATCATAATGGGCGAACAGGTCCGGTTCAGTCGGGCGGTAAGGCGAACCATGGGCAAGATGGTTACATACTTTAGCTTTGTTTTCATGGTGGTTATGATAAACAAGGCATCGGGTAGCCGTTACGACATTGATGTGTATTCCTGCCTGATGGTATGTTTTTTGGAAATGTGCTCGATTATCAGCAACATACTTAAGACGAAGGGAATCGAGCTGAATATTGTCGAAGCGTTCAGGCTGATTTTCGGCAAGACATTAAAGGTTGACAAAGAAGATATTAAAGAAGTAATTAAGGAGGAAAAGAAATGAAGTTTTTTACAATTGCGGAGCTGTGCAAGTCCACGACTGCCGACCGCTTGGGTATCAACAACAGATGCAGACAGGAGCATGTAACGGCTCTTACTGCCTTGGTGGATAACGTACTGGACCCATTACGCACATGGTGGGGGAAGCCTATAACAGTAAACAGCGGTTATCGCTGTCCGGAGCTGAATAAAGCTGTCAAGGGAAGCAAGTCCTCTCAGCACATGAAGGGTGAAGCAGCCGATATCGATACGGGAGACAGACAACAGAATAAGTTGTTGTTTGAGTATATCCGCAAGAACCTGCCCTATGACCAGTTGATTGATGAGAGCAACTTCGCATGGGTACATGTAAGCTTTAGGGCAGATGGTAAGAATCGGAAACAGGTATTAAGTTTATAAAATCTACAATTATGGCATTAAAGGATATAACCGGTAATTTTGCAGCATCCGGCTCCAATCAGGAATATAAGTTTCAGCCTGCTGCGTCTACATTTGGTTTGCAATTGGTATTCGATACACATCCGTCCAAGGTGGTATTGTATCAGAGTTTGGACGGTGAGAGTTGGGTGGCATTTGAAGTCGATTACGGGGTTGGAACAGTTTGGCAGAAGAACATCGAAGGTATTATTGGTGAGCAGCATATCAAGATTCAGTGCAATGTTAAGCCTGTCAAGGCATTAATTTTGGAGTGATATGAAGGTTAACACAATATCTTTAAATTCGGTGCGGTTGAATACAATCGCACTGAATCACATTGGCGAAATCCGTTCGGGTGGCGGTGCTTCCAAGCCTTCCCCTATCCCTCAATGGATAAGGGAGCATATCTCATTCTATTATGACATGAGCAAACCGATGGATGTGTATCACACTAATTTTACAAAGTGGGTCAAAGGTCCGATTGGTAATGCTATCGGTAAACAAACAGAGAATGAAATTATTCTCAATGGAAGAAGAAACGAAGGTGACACTACGTTAGGTTACTTAGTAAGAGATAAATCTTTGTTTTTGACTAAAGGCGATTTAATCAAGATAGAAGGAGCTTCAAATGAGGCTAAAATTAAGGTGATTGTACAAAAGAACGATAATCAATGGGTAAATGCTTTTAATGGTACAGATGAAATTGTAAGCGATGGTATATATGAATTTAGCTTGACTCCCATTAATTATAAAGGTATACAAATAGAAATAACAGGTGTTACCACTTACTCCAATCTCAAGATGACCCTTCTTCCTAGCGGCAAATCTGTCCCCTCCAATGAGATACTTAAGGTATCGGGGTATCTACAGGACCTGTCAGGTCGGAAAAGGAATATGAAGTTGAATAACTTTCTCTTCGACATGATGAGCGGTGTAGATGGGTATAAGAATGAGTCGTTTAAGACTGTTCCTGGAAATACTAATATAAAATGGAAGCATCTCTCTTACTACTCGATACAAGGTAAGCCAACGCAAAAAGCTACAGACTTCGGGCTTTACAGGGTTAAAAACAATGTCAATAAAGTTCTATATTTAAAATGGAACATAGAAGGGATACAAGAAGGAAATAAGGTTTATTTGGCTCAATATAATAATGAAAGCACAAGAATTGAGTTAACCAATGGTGTTAACGACATAGCCTTTGATACGACTAATAGCGATAACCCGGGATATGGTTATGTAACCATTATCTCCGACCAACCCTACTCCACAGACATCACCATTACTCAGATACCCGAATATCCCGGTGCATTAGTGACAGATGGTTTAGATGATTACGGATTGGTAGAGAATCTGAGTAGTGGAGTGAAGATGCTGTTTATGACGGTTAATCCGATGTCTAAAAATAGAGTATTATATGATGCCAGGAATAATTCAGGATTTGCCATTTATAATACTAATGCAATGATTGCCTATCAAGCCATTAATAAACAAGGATTTACATATATAAATGGAGTTCTAAATAAAACAATATATCCTTATGATTTAGTAGGAGAAAAACAAGTAATTACGATTTGTAATGATACGGTCCCTGATTCTGTAAAAGGAATGGATGTTTTGTTTGCATCGTTTAACAAAAATGAAAACATGTCTTGCGCTTTTTACAACTCCCTAGCCTTCGACTCCATACCAACAGAAGCAGACGGATTCACAGAGCAAGAATTAATTGATTACGTATTAACTAATATAATTGGACAATGAGATATACAATCGTTACGATAGAATGGCTGACCCAACATGGATTGTTGGCTCTGCCGACAATGCGAAGCAACGCAGACGGCACGAAAGTAGTGCTGCATGAGGAATTCGTTAACCTCTTCCCAAGGGACTCCTTCCCCACCTACAGAATGGATGACCCCGAATTTGTACAAATCATGGAATCGGAAGAATGGAATCACGAACCGCAACCTTATAGTGCTGATTACATATTGGCTGCATCCGCACAAAACATGGTGGAATCCGCCAAAAAACAGATACAGACATTCAGCCTGACAGACAGCGAATCTTTAAAGGTTAAATCGCTGTACCCCGATTGGGCGGAATTCATAGACGAATCCTTGTCTAAAGGAATGAAGGTTAATTACAAGGAACACCTGTATAAGGTCCGGCAAGATATCCCTATGGTTTTGGAAAGCCAATATCCCGGCATGGCTACGGCAGCACTCTACGAAGTGGTTGTAGAGACCGCATCAGGCACCAAGGATGACCCGATACCCTATACACCTCCTATGGAGATATTCAAAGACAAGTACTATACTCAGAATGACGTATTGTATATCTGCACAAGGGACAGCGGTCAGGCATTGACCCATGACTTAAGCAGCTTGGTAGGGTTGTATGTTAATGTTGCAGACTAAAAGCAAATTGAAATGAAATGGCTTCCTTACATATTACTGATTGTACTCGCTTTCGGTTTAGGATGGTTCGCAAAGCCATCCCCCGAAGCAGTTATAGAGGCAAGAACGGATACGGTATTCAGCTCAAGCCTTGTGATAAGAAGGGATACGGTTCCCTACTACCTTCCTACTCCTTTGATTTGCTGGCACACGGGCGATACTATCCATGTAGGTGATACGGTGCTCCCTGTCGAGCAGAAGATATACCGGGACAGTAACTATACGGCTTATGTCAGTGGTTATAACCCGAACTTGGACAGTTTGAAGGTGTATCCTAAGACTGTCACGGTTACTAATGATATTGTGCGCATACCGAAATGTCCATCAAAAAAATGGGGATTAGGAATTCAGGCAGGATATAGTTATCCGGCGGGGAGTTATGTAGGAATTGGAATTAGTTATAATTTGTTGGTGTGGTAATTTATTTGTATAATTGCAAAATTATAATATAAAAAAGAAGGGAGGTTCAAAATGAAATAGAACACTATACCGAGGATTATCCTCACAACGCTACGAGTAGAAGCGTAGCAATTACTCAAAAAATAACAAAAGCAGTTCTTTCGGGGGCTAAGAATTAAAAAAAAGCCCCCAACATATCATCATATTAATATTGCCACATAAAAACATGATAAAGCATAAGATACCTGATGTTGGGGGCTAATATCTTCAACATAAATATCTTATGCTTTGTTCATCAAAATCTCATGTTTTATGTGGCGAGGCAAAGATAAGCATAAAAATTAGAAAAAACTATGTGCAAATCAGAAATCTTTGCCAAGATAATTAATATTGTTTCAAAAGAAACCGAAGTGCCTGTAGACCAAATATTATCCTCTGATAAAAACATGGAAACAGTGGATGCCCGGTATCTTCTTGTGTCTCTCCTGTCTGAAAGCGGCATGTACCCTTCACAAATAGCCGTTCATATCCACAAAACCAAACGTGCTGTTAACTACATGATATCAAATTTCTATGAGAGGATGGAAAGTGGGAAAATGTTGAGAATATATTGGGATAATATAAAGAAATCATTGGGAAACAACTGATTTTACATAAGTTACAACATATGTACTTTTGCATACGGTCAATTTTGACCGGGATACAAAATACAAATACTTATGGAAAGAACTTATGTTTTTAATTCAGACGGAGGCAATGGAGGTTCAGGCGGTAGCAAGCTTGACATTACCGCCATGCTTCCCGGAATGTTTGGGAACAAGGGGATAGACCCTAACCTGCTTGCCTTGATGAATAACGGCAACGGCTTTGGAGGACAGGACGGATGGTGGAGCATTATCTGGCTTGTTGTGATAGCAAGTATCTTTGGATGGAACGGCAATGGTGGCGGTTTGTTCGGTGGACGTGGAGGAAACGGAGCTAACGGACTTCCGGCAGAATTGGCAGGAAACGCAGGACGCGAATTGTTGATGCAAGCTATTCAGGGTAACGGTAATGCTATCTCTCAACTGGCTTCTTCATTCAACTGCTCTACCCAACAGGTTCAGACAGCATTGTGCAATGTTCAGAATAGCATTACACAAGTAGGTAATCAGGTGGGATTGTCAACCAACCAGATTATTAATGCTATGCAGTCAGGCAACCAGTCTATTCTTACTCAACTTGCCGATTGTTGCTGCAAAACGCAAACAGCTATTGAAAGACAAGGCTATGAAGGACGTTTGCAGAATTGCGAATCAATGAATGCCCTTACCAATACAATGAACAACAATGCATTGTCATTGCGTGACGGGGCTACTGCAAATACGAATGCTATCCTTGCCAAACTTGATGCAATTCAAAATCAGGCATTGCAGGACAAGATTGCATCTCTTACTGCGGAAAAGGCTACTTTAACAGCCGAAATATCCCAACGTAATCAGAACGCCACTATCCTGAGTGCAGTAGGACAACAGATTGCTCCTTTGGCAGCCGGATTGCAGGCATTACAAGGAGACGTAGATAAAATCAAATGCAAGCTCCCCAATACTGTGAGTGTTCAATACCCCAATTTAACCGCTATTAATACAGATTGTTTCCGCGCAGCCGCCTACGGTGCATATATGGGTGACGCTGTATACGGACGTAGTGGATGTGGTTGCAACAACTACTGGGGTTAATCCGGTAAGAAAGGAGGTAGATATGTGGCCTAACTTTTTTACAGGATTCCCATCCCTATTCCCATCAATCGGAAGAACAAATTTCAACACTCTTCCTACGGTGGCTGTGACCGTCGGCACGGAGAATGTTACTTTGGAACTTCCTAACCACGCATTCCGTAACAGGGATTATGTTGGAGGATTCTATATCAGCCTCCGTCAGGCTATACCTGCCGGCACGACTGCAACTCTTCCGATACTGATAGGGACTAATGGGGACACAAGACCGTTGATGGCTTATAACAATGAGCCTGTAACTGTTGAAAACTTAGCCGGAACAGGCATCTATGAAATTCACTATAACAAGTACACCAACGAATTGTATCTTGTTAATGGTGGATACAGACCGACAACGGCTCCGGCTCCTACAGCAGAAACAGCTTCTTTAAGGAGCAAGTAATAATTAACATGGAGTTTTGTGGTGATTTCCAAAATGGAAATAGCCACACTCCTTTAAAATCAAACAATCATGTTTCAGAACTTACGAGTAAACAGTACATTATATCTTCTTCATAGAGGTGCAAATCCAAGTTTGGAATGTGGGCAGGTCGTTAATGTAAGCCCCATAAAAACCATATATAAGACTGTTCCCAACATGCCTTATCCGCAGCCGGTACAGGTTATTGATTTTGTCGTGAATATAAACGGACAGAATGTCAATTTGCAAGAGATACCGGCTAATGCCAATATTGCCGATGATATTAAGACAGGGATGCTGATTACAGGGTCAAGAGACGAAATGAATACTGAGGTCCTTACCATGAAACAGAAAAGTGAGGATGTCCTAAAAAGTGTGGAATATCATCAGAACTTTCTTAGGGTATGTGACCAAATGCTTGCCATGCTGAACCCTGAATTTGCAGCCAAGCAACAGCAGGAGCAGGAAATATCCGCATTGAAAGGGCAAATGTCCAATATGGATAAGAACATGCAGGAAATGAGCAAAAATATGGCTGATCTCATTGCACAGAATCAGAAGTTAATGGAACAGCTCGGAGTGGTTGAAGCATCTAAAAACAAGAAATGATTATGGGAATGTGGGAAATATTAGAAGAAGGGCGTGACGATTACGGACGCGGCTTCGGTATGAGAGGTGACGAA